TAAAATTAAATCACAAACTAAGTTTAAATGTGGTGATATTGCTCTTAAACCTTTTAGTTTGTTAAATTTCTTCTCTAGTAATATGACTATAAAAGAAGAAATGGAAATGATGCACTCTCTGTGGATGTACGCTAATCGTTTTAGTCGCCGTGATTATTATTATGATGCACATCCCCTCACTCCACATGATGCCTATAGTTTAGGTGGAACACCATTAAATGAATCAATTATTGCCATGATGGATATTGTCCCTAAATTTAAATCCGATACAGGTGTCCAGAAAGTTAATACAGTGTTTTTAACTGATGGTGCTTCTAACGGCCTGAAGGGTGTTTATAATTATAAATTAATCACTGAAGGTGATGATAAAGGTAAACATAAAGAGTTTATTGATACTAAACCAATAGCTAATTCTTGGGGACTGCCCGATTACGATTTTATAATTACTGATCCAGTTACAAATAAGTCATATGAGGTAGATTTTGCAAAGGGTCTGACCAACGAATTAATCCGTATCTTGAAAAATCGGGTTTATGATATGAATGTGGTTGGTTTCTTTATCGCTGGTTCTGGACGGACAGGCCGTGTCGATAAACGCACTATTCGGTATCTTGTTAATGAAGATTATGATGTGATTATGGAAATGGTTAAATTTCTCAACAAAAATAAATATCTTGCAATTACGCAGTGCGGGTATGATGCATATTATATCCTGCCTGGTGGAAATGCACTCAAGACAGAGAATGCAGGCCTTAGTGATGATTTAATTGGTGCCTCGAAAGCAAAACTCAAGACTGCTTTTGGAAAGTCGATGAAAGGTAAAATCGAGAGTCGTCAGTTACTTAATCAGTTTGTGAATTTGGTGGCGTGATAAAAATGTCACACTATCCAACTAAATTGTAAAATAGTGAAATTAATTGTTGACAATAGTTGTTTTCTGTGTTAGCTTAAGTTATATGATAAGAAGTGAAAGAGGTTAATTATGTACTTATCCCCCCGTAAGAAATTGTTTGTTGATACCGCATCTGATATGTTTGGTGCTGGTGCCGTGTTAAAAAAAGCAGAAGTAATTGCAGCTGCAAATAAATGCGAGGTTCCAGAACCATACTGGTTCAAACAGGCCTGTCGAGTTGGTCACAATGCTTATAAACTTCCTAATGAGGAAGATTATGGTGTTCCTGCTCCCATGACTGTTTCTGATGATAGCGCTTCCCCAACAGTTGTTAATCTGGTTGCGACCAATATGGAAAAACAGAACCTAGTTCCGGCCCCATTTGAAGGGTTTGTTGCTTGGGGTAATTTTTCGAAGATTGAAAAGATTATCAAATCTGGTTTATTCTATCCAATTTTTGTTACTGGTTTATCTGGTAACGGTAAAACTTTGATGGTTGAACAGGTTTGCTCCAAACTTAAAAAAGAACTTATTCGGGTGAACATCACCATCGAAACCGATGAAGATGATTTACTCGGCGGTTTCCGGCTTATTAACGGTGAAACCAAGTTCGTTCCCGGCCCTGTTATTGAGGCGATGGAACGGGGCTGCACACTACTCCTTGATGAAGTTGATTTAGGTTCTAACAAGTTACTCTGCTTACAGCCTGTTCTTGAAGGTAAAGGTGTTTATCTCAAGAAACTGCTTAAATGGGTTACTCCTAAAGATGGTTTTAACATTGTTGCTACTGCCAATACTAAAGGTAAGGGTTCAGAAGATGGCCGGTTTATCGGAACCAACATCTTGAATGAGGCCTTCCTAGAACGGTTTGGTGTTGCGATGGAACAACCCTATGCGACAGTTGCAACTGAGAAAAAAATTGTTCTTGGTTCTATGGAAAAATATAACGCTGTTGATGAAGAGTTTGCAACGAACTTAGTCACTTGGGCTGATGTAATTCGTAAAACTTTCTTCGATGGTGGCGTTGATGAGTTAATTTCAACTCGCCGGTTGGACCACATAGTTAAGGCGTTTGCCATTTTCGGTGATAAAATGGAAGCGATTGAACTTTGTGTTGCACGGTTCGATGAGGATACTAAAGACTCCTTCCTTGACCTCTATACCAAAGTTGATGCTGGTATAAATGTTGGTGAAGATGAAGAGGGCGATATCATCGATCCCATCAGTGATGATGAAGTTGATGAGTGGTCTAACGATCCATTTTAAAAATATTTTTTGACCACCTCTCACTTAAAACTAGGGTCTTCAATTGAAGATTCTTTTTTTAAAATACTTTGTTCACGTTTTGTACTATCACGGGCGGGCAGTTCGGGGGGTGAAAAAAAATAACAAAAGGGAATTGACTTTTGTTGTATAATGGTGTATAGTTAGTATATTAATCAATTAGGAGTAATTATGAATAAATTTTTGACCGTTGTATTTGCAACAACCCTATTGGCTTCGCCTGCGATAGCTGAAGACAAAAAGGTAACAGTTCCAACACCGAAATCTATTACCATCACTTGTTCGGATGATGTTCGGCCGGGTACACTTGTTTTGTCCAATCCACCCAAGTTTAGTTGTAAAGATTACGATCTTACAAAAGCTATGATAGGTACTGGTATCACAGTCGGCCCTACCTCAAATGTTAATCGAATTATGGCTGATTTGCGTAGAGTAAATCGTAAAACTGCGACATCCCCTATCTATGAGCCTACTGTACGATGCAACTATCGGAATAAGTTTGGAAAGTGTCTTGAAAACGGCCCTAGTGTTGTTATGGATAATACTTGGAAACCTTTCCCTTCAACAAGTTTAGATGATTTTGATAAGAAATTTCCAGGCATGAACCGCAATCGGAAATTCTTTGTTAGTGATAGCATAACTTGCCACGGCTGGGTGTCTGTTTCTAGAATCCTTAACGGCGAATGTTCAGATGCAAAGGTTAGAACTGCTGTTAGTGGTGGTCATCAAGCTATTACAAATTAAAAAGGGTATTGACATTTTTACCTATATAGTGTAGTATAAATAATAACAGTAAGGCGATTCATAAGTCCTTATAGTGATACGGAGTTTTTGGTACGTTTTTACCGTTGTTTGGCTATGCTGACGATGGGCCAGACAGAAAAAACGCACATTTAACCGCACCGCCTTATAGGGGTGCATAACATAGTCTTGCTTAGTAAAGGAGATATTCAATGAACAACGCACTGACTTTATTCGACCACTTTAACAGCCTAACTCCCCATACTGTGGGAATGGACCGTATGTTTGACACACTTGCCAGATATACGACAGATTCCATCAATACTGGGAATTTTCCACCTTACAACATCCGAAAGGAAGGCGATTACAGCTATGTAATCGAAATGGCCCTTGCCGGTTTTGGTAAGAAGGACATTGAGGTAGAAATGGCTGATGGAACTCTCACAGTTCGCTCTGTGTACCTTCCCAAAGAGGAGGCTCCCGAAGACGCTGATATCTATCGAGGTATCGCATATCGGAAATTTGAACGTAAGTTTACAATTGCCGATGATGTTGAAGTCAAAGGGGCAAAACTTGCAGATGGTATGCTTTTGATTAATCTTGAGCGTATTATTCCAGAAGAGAAGAAACCTCGACTTATTACAGTCAAATAATTTTCTCAAAATATTTGGAAAAGGGGGTTGACTTTTGCTCCCTTTTCCTTTATTATGTATAGAACATGGAGATTAAATAAATTGGTAGAAGAATATGATTTACCGCCTGGTGGGGTTGCTGATGGTGCAGTAGCTAAAAAGACTCCTGATAATGAGTTCTTCTGTGAGGCCCCATCACAAGCTAACCCTGCTGGTGATAATGCTGGTGGCATGGCTATTTCTATGCGCCCCAAACATGCTGTTAATATAATGAAGGTTGAATTTCCCTTAAAAATTGTCGATGAGATAAATGTCTATATGGACACTGAATTTATCCCCAATGCTCATAAACATCCAGAAATTAAAGAGAGGATGAGTTATGCTGAAGAAATAGATTACCTTGCTAAACTTAACCCGCCCCGTTATCTTACTGTGTCGCATGAAGATGATGAAGTGGGGGAACAACTCTCTACTGTATTCTTACGGCTTGCTAAGGAATATGTATCACATACTTTAGGTGAAGATAAAGTTTTTACAGTTGATATAGAAAGTCTGTATGTCACTAGGGTTTTTTCTGAAACTTTTGATGAGTGGCAACAGCCAACATCAAAGCCTTGGTATTCAGGTCTAACCTGTTTGTTTTATTTAAAAGTGCCTCCTCAGATTGAATCTAATGACGATTCTAATGAAGGATGGTCGCATTTGCGTTGGGGTTCTGATATAGAATATGATGACAATGTGCTTCGGCCTAGTAATGAAGAGTTTGTTAAACCAGAAGTTGGTACTTTAATTATGTTTCCATCATGGTTGCAGTACAATGTAGTACCTTTCTCTGGAGAAAGCGAGTGTAGAACTCTCGCAGCGACTATATCTTTGTCAATGGCGGCATAAATGATTGAATACAAATATTCTGAAGACACGGCTCTCGCCGAGTTAAAGGCTTATATTGACTCCACATATGATGAACATTATAGCAAGAACAAGTATCAAGCTACAGAGTTTATTATAGATGGTGGTCATGGTGAAGGGTTTTGTATCGGGAACATACTGAAGTATGCTCAACGATATGGAAAAAAGAGAGATAAGAACAGAAGTGACCTGTTAAAATTGATTCACTATGGTATTATAGCTCTACATGTTAACGAAATGGAAAAGGTGAAAAATGAA